GATTTGGGAGGATGCAAAATGACTAAAGAAAAAATTGATTATTTTGTAATACAAGAACATTTTGCAAAACTTTGTAGATGGATAGCAGAAGTAGAACGTGAGGAATGTGCAAAGATTGCAGATGAATGGGTGCTTGCTTATCCACATCCATCAAAAGTTATTGCTGAAACAATCCGAGCAAGGGAATCGGTATGACTAAAGAAGAAATCATAGAGATGGCTATACAGGCTAGGCTAGTTGAAAGAATTGATGAATGTCATAGAGCAATACGACCAAAATGGATAGAAGACCATGACATAACAACTTATGTTGAAGCCTTTGCCAAAATGATAGCAGAAAAAGAACGTGAGGAATGTGCCAAGATATGTGATGAAATGGGCAATACAGAAGCCAATATGAATAAAACATGGCGCAATGGATGCAATGATTCAGCAAAAGAAATCAGAGCAAGGGGACAAGAATGACTAAAGATGAAGCATTAAAACTTGCATTAGAGGCGTTGAAATTGTGGCTCAATCATAAACTGGATGAAGATACCGCATGGGAGGCCCATAACGCCATTAAAGAAGCACTAAAAATAAAAGATGAGCCTGTGGCGTGGGGCATGGAAACAGACGGTCTTATCTATGATGTAATCTGCCCTGCCGAGCACGAGCGTGAAGAAGGCGAATACACCATACCTCTTTACACAACACCACAACGCACATGGGTAAAACTGACGGATGATGAGCGAGAACAAGTTATCAATGCAAATACTGCAACGGGGTTATGGCATATGGCAAAAGACATTGAAGCCAAACTGAAGGAGAAAAATAATTAAGCGTAAGGTCTTGTTCCTGTTTTATCAATGATAAGAGCTTGTCTTCTAGGTTTACCATTTGGGTCATTGGGTACGCTAATATGAGTCCAACGATCAAATTCACGAATCACTTGGTCAAATGGTAAATCACTTTTAATAATTGTTTGAACAACTTGATCTGGTGTCATTCCGGGAATTCTCAGGTCAGCCGCACACCCTACACGATGTTGAGATGTGTCTTTTGAACCAACAGCATCATTCACAGCCTTACTGCGAAATGCAGAATTAACCATTACTGGTTTGTTATCCAACAGTTTTTTAACGTCTTCAAGAAATGTAGCCAAACGCAAAAGATTGGCTTGTTCAGATTCATTGGGAGTATTGTCAAATTCACGATGTTCTGTGATTGTTAATTCTTCAAGAGTAAAGTGTTCTGTAAGATTCATGATTTTGCGGGTGTTGATTGGTGAAGAAGAATGTCTTTGTTTTGGCTTGATGCAGAGCTACCAAAATAAAAAGCGATGATACCTGTCCAAGCTGTTCCAAGAGATCCAAGCATAATCATTAGAGCTTGACTTGATGAATCAACTTTTCCAGTCATAAGACCGCCAAGTATTCCAAAAAATCCAACTGTGATAAGAATAGCAAGCAAAGGCGGGATAAAACTTTTAGTATTAGATTGCATATCCCTAGCGGATTTGCGATCTTGTACGGCTAGTTGTTCAAAGTCCAAGCCCATCTCTTGAGCTTTTGCCTTCAATGCAAGTTCAGCAGATTGAATGCCGGCTATTTGGTCAGCGGTGAGCTTTCCTGTGTTAATGGTGTCTTGAACAGCAGTAGGATCAACGCCTATTGCTTTGGATACGGCTTCTACTGCCAAACCCGCCAATGGGCCTCCTAATGCGCTTGCGATGGTAGGTGCGATTGATTCGATCCAACTCATTCTGTATCCTCCAAATGGTATTTGCTCTTTTGATAATCTTGATGTACCCAATACATTAAACCGGCTATCTCCAATGTTATCAAAAACACGGCAATAATGACGATTGCTCTAACTTGATATTTTTCAATAACTGCTCTACGTTTCCTAAGAGCTTCTTGAGCGGCTTTTTTGCCTCTCGCTCTGCGGCCTCCTGCTCCTTTCTGAGCTTTGCCCTTTCTTGTTCAAACTCTGTCCAAATCGCTCCCCATCCGGGGGTTTGGTAGATCAAAAAGTTTTTTAATTCTCTTTCCGATTCCTGTAATTGACGCAATTTCATAATATTGTCAAATGCACGTTTGTTCAGGCTTTCCCCTCTAGCAGGAGGTTTTTTCTTAGATTCTTCAACAGCTTTAGCCATTGTTTCGCTGTGTTCCATAAAAGCACCAATGTGCCCTGTAACTTCAGCAGTAATTTCGGCTACGTCACCGCCAACTTCTTTGGCTTCTTTGTATAGCTCTACACATTTTTTGACCCCCGATATTGCTCCTTGAGCCAACGAAAATGCGGCTGAAATGGAGATGGGGTCAAGCATTTTATTTTCTCAAAACTAACTCTAGCAGAAGTAAGATAATCGCACCTGTACCACCAATGAAGATAGTCTCAATGCGTTTTAAACGAGCATTTACGCCACGCATTTGCTGATCTATACCCTCATATCGAACAGCACATACATCAACGTGAGAGTCGATTTTTTTATCCACGTCTGCTAGAGTAGTCATTTTAGGCGGCAGGTGCTTCAGTAGGTTGTGATGCGTTAGCGGCATCTTCCAAAGCCTTCATTTGTGAGCCTACGGCCTGTTGAAATGTAATGACAAGCATTGCAGTTTCAGCAGAAGGTTTTGAAGCAATGTATCCCCAAATTTGATTAATCAAACTGGCGGGAATAGTGATAGGTTGATCTTTGAAAATTTCTTCAGGTGTTAGCATCATAATTCCTTTAAACGGCAAAATTGCCAAAAGTATTATATTACTTTGTTGCCCAAGGTAAAGGGGTTTCTGATGGCAAAACAGGCGGTGTAATCAAACTGTTAATTTGACCATCAAGATAAGATTCAAAACCTGTAACACGGTTATCACCCAATTCTGCTTTGACCCATTCAATGACTTGAGTTTCTGTCAAATTAGCAAGAGGAATGAATGGAGAATCTTTTTGATACTCCAATCGAGTATTTTGTGTGATTGATGCTGTATGAGAAGCATTGTCTGTTGCGGTAGCAGTCCAGTTGACATTGACCACAACATTAGTTTGATCTTCAACAGTTGCTAATATTTTTAATGAATTAACGACCCATGTATAAGTATTAGCCATGTTAAGCCTTTTTCAGTTGGTTGATTTCAGCGGTCAATTCTTGTATTGCTTTAACAAGGAATGGAATTAGATTTTGTTGAATTGCCAAGTATCCGTCTTCTTTTTGAACAACTTGAGTAGGAAGTACGTTTTGATATTCTTGAGCAATAAAACCAATATCTGATTTTCCGTTTTCTTTGTAATTAAATGAAACTGGATTCAATGCGTTAATAACATTTAGACCACTTTCAATTTGTGCAATGTTTTCTTTTAACGCAATGTCAGATGTAATAGACCAAGAAGCAGAATTGTTTTGTTGATACCATCCACCACCATTTTGAACGTATGCAAGTACATTTCCTGCGCCATCAGATAGAACAATGTTGTTACTGCTTGTTGCGCTTACTGGGCCTGAACCTCCGGCAAAAGCTCCCAAGATAACATTGTTACTACCACTTGTGATACCTGATCCTGCGTTGTATCCCAAGAAAGAATTGTAGCTACCACTTGTTGCAGATGATCCTGCGTTAGCACCAATGGCAGTATTGAAACCACCTGTTGTAGTATAGAAAAGAGAGTCAAGACCAATTCCCACGTTTTCTGTACCAGATGTAACAGAATAAAGTGCATACGCACCCACGGCAGTATTTGATCCACCAGTAGAAGTGCCTGAACTAGAACCTCTTAAAGCAAAATATCCAACTGCGGCATTACCACTTGCAAGGTTATATTGCGCTACGGCAGAACCCAAATAAGCGTTTGCAGAACCTGATTGATCGTTTGATGCGGCAGAATATCCAACCGCCACGTTGTTGCTTCCAGATGTAATTAACGATAAAGCAGAGTTACCAATAGCGGTGTTTGAAGCTATGTAGCTACCATTAATATCACTACCCAATCCAACAGAAACAGTATTAAAAAATGAATTACCTGCAACTGTTATAGATGTTCCGTTAAATGTGAAATTAGCTGAACCGCCAAAAGAACTGGAATTGTTGTATTGAACTTGTGTATTTGAACCGCCGGGTGTTCCACCGCTACCACCTGATGCGCTTAATGTTCCACCACTAAATGTTAAATTTGATCCAATGGTTACATTAGAAAATCCACCCGATCCATTACCATAAAGAATAGATGAGCCGCTTGTAGCCGGTGCATAGTCTGTTCCTGCTACAGCCGCAGAAACCGATACATTGTTTCCTTTGAGAATACCAACAACAGATGTGTTAATGCTAATAGCAGGAGTTGTAGTTGCGTTGGTTACAGAACCATAAAATCCATTAGCAGTATTAATAGAAACTGATGTAACTGTACCGCCACCTGAACCAGATGTTGTTGACCAAGTGCCATCTCCACGCAAAAATGTTGTGCTTGATGGTGTTCCTGTAACTGGCCCTGATAAAGCTACTGCGCTAGAAATCAAAGTTCCGCTTGTTGGCAAAGAAATAGATGTATTACCAAGGGCTGTAAATGTTTGAGGATAAGCACCTGCAAAACTAATGTTTCCTGCGGCAGTTATGGTGTTTGATCCATTGTTAACACCTGTTCCGCCGTGTGCTCCTGTTAATATTCCTGTGACACCTGTAGTCAATGGGAGTCCTGTTGCGTTAGTCAAAGTAACTGAAGTAGGAGTACCAAGAATAGGAGTTACAAAAGTAGGGCTTGTTGCTAACGCTAAAACTGTTCCTGTGCCAGTTGTTGAATAAGATGAACCCCAAGCTGTACCAGTTGAATTTGCAATACCTGCGGCAGGATAAACCATGCCACCACCACCACCGCCTGTTGCATTAAGAACACCGGAAGTAAATGTTAAGTTAGTACCAATGGTAACTGGGCTAAATCCACCCGATCCATTGGCATAAAGTATGCTTGATCCAGTTGTTGCAGGAGCATAAGATGTACCTGATCCGCTGTAGACAAACGCATTAACAGCATTTAACCAACTGGCGGGAATAACTGTTGAATAGTCTACAAACGTGATTGATGCCATTTTTTATTCCTTAAAACGTAATTGAACCTGATGAGGTAAATGTATATATGATATACCCATTAGCAGTTGTTTGGCTTGGACTTCCAGTAGTGGATGCAGCTAGTTTATAGCTTGATGGGTAACGGATGATGACAATACCTGAACCGCCTGAACCAGAAGCGTTTCCTTGAGCATAAGCGGCTCCACCTCCACCACCAGTATTTGCAGACCCATTTGATCCAGTTGACCCTGTTGCTCCATTACCACCTCCACCAACGCCACCTGTTGCGGCTCCTGTTGATGAACTAGAAGAACCTCCACCGCCACCAGCATAAACAACTACCGAACCAGTAATTGAACTAGCAATACCAGCTCCACCATTTCCAGAAGTTGAAGTTGTAGATGCCAATCCTACTGTTCCAGCTCCACCTCCACCAGCCATGTGGTAATAGTTATTACTATTATCGCCTTGATTTCCTCCAGAATTTCCTTGACCAGAAATACTAGAAGCGCCTGAGTTGTATGTGTAAAAACCATAAGCGCCCGCTCCTCCACCAGAACCTCCTGAAGTAGGTGCAGTTGCCGCTCCATAACCAGCAGTTGTACCTCCGCCACCACCACCACCAGTTGCAGTTATATTTCCAAATACAGAGTTTGCTCCAACATTTCCTGTTTGATAACTAACAGATGAACCACCTGCTCCAACAGTAACTGTTAATGAAGTTCCTTGTGTTGTACCCGTTAAACCAGCAAGCACTCCACCTGCACCGCCACCTCCGCCTACAGCGGCCCCACCAGCACCGCCACCAGCAACCACAAGGTACTCAACAACAGGCGGTGCTATTCCTGTCCAATTCTGTGCTTTGACAGCTTGGCTGACTTGAGATAGCGTCCAGACTCCACTGAATTGGCTCATATTATTCTTTCAAAGTTACAACTTCCCATGTCTTTGTGGCCTCATCCCAATCGTACATCTTAGGAGGAGTTCCTGTACCTGCATCGCTAGGCATAGCTACTGGATTAACCCATGTCCATGTTGGTGCGCCAATCGTGAATGAATCACAAGAAACGCCCTTAGAATCTTTGGGTCTTGGAGCATGAAACACATCGTTTTGTGCGTCATAGATATAATTTATACCAGCGTAGTTGGCTCTCAAAGGAGTGCCGCCTAATTTGTGTTCACCAGCTTGGGTATTGTATGAAGTTTGTACCCACTCAGAAGGATTACCCCAATGACCGAGTGCTAGTGTTTCAGCATCAATAACAATGACGTTATCAACGATTCCATTTGTGATGTGAGCAAAGTGTGCCATGTTAACTCCTTAAAATGTGATTGTTCCACTGCTTGTGAAAACGTAAATCTGATATCCCGAATTGTAGAGGACTTGTGGGCCACCTGTAACTGATGCTGGAGGTGCTGTGTTTGTTGGATAACGGATTATGACTATGCCTGAACCACCATTGCCTCCAGACATAGAAGTTCCTGCATTTCCTCCTCCGCCACCGCCACCTCCAGTATTGGCAGTCCCTGCTGTTGGATTGAATACTGCTGATCCATTAACATAACCGCCATTTCCTCCTCCAGCAACACCATATGCAGGAGCAGTAAAATTAGAAGCAAAATAAGATCCTCCTCCACCGCCTCCAGCATATTGCACAGGGCTTCCTGTGATAGAAGAAACGGTTCCAGTTCCGCCTCCACCTGCTGATGGGTATGCAGTAACTCCAAGCCCCACAGAACCTGACCCACCACCACCAACTCCAGTATTGGTTGCATTGCTCGCACCAGCAAAACCTTGACCAGAAACTCCAGTTCCTGGACCAACTCCACTTGAGGCGCCGCCTCCAGAACCACCATTTAATCCAGTTGATGTACCACTTGAATAATGTGCACCGCCTCCACCACCAGTTGACGTAATCGACCCAAATACTGAATTGGAACCTTGTGATCCATTTGAAGTACTACCTCCCCCATTGCCTCCTGCGCCAACAGTAACAGTAATACTTGAACCAGAAACAACAGCATAACTAATAGCGGTAAGAAGACCTCCTGCTCCACCGCCACCGCCAGCAACATAGGGGTATCCTGATGCATATCCCCCACCACCACCCCCACCTGCCACAACCAAATACTCCACAGTTGCAGTAGGCAAAGATCTAAGAGGATTTAATGTTCCAGTAACCAGACCCGCAATATAGCTTTGACTCATTTTTATTCCTTAGAACGTCACAGTTCCACTTGAAGTCCAAGTGTACACACGATTCTTGTATCCTAGTCCTGTTGCAAATGGGGATAGTTGATTCCAAGTGGGTGAACCTGTAAATGATGCAGTAAATGAATTTGAAGAGCTATCCGCAACATAAGCACCTGATACTGTATTAACAAGTAATTGTGTATTAGTTATAGCTGTTAAAGGCGCAGTTGGAACGGTAAAGTTGCTTGTATAAAGAGCAGTTCCTTTTATAAATCTTGCATTAGATAGATAGCCAGTAGCGTAGTATGATCCATCTTGCCTCCCGCCAAAACACAAATTTGAAGTTCCATTAGTAATTGTGCCACCTGTTGTAGTTGCAACTTGTATTCCGTTTACAAATAGGCGGTCAGTTCCACTACTTCTTGTCCAAGCAATATGTGACCAAGTATTATTTGCAACTGCACTTGATGCAGATGTCATCGTGTTTCCACTTACATTGTTATTTAAAACCCCAGTTGATGTATTTAATGTTAACTGATACTCTAAACCAGTTGCACTATTCCATTTACTAAAAAAATGAAAATATGTATTTGTTGCCGTTGGGTAAATCCAAGTTTCTAAAGTAAAGTCTCCAGTTGCCAACTGAAGCGCAGTGTTGTTTGCAAAAGAAAATAAGCTACTTCCATTAAAGTAAACACTACCACTACCACTTGTAGAAGCAGTATATGTTCCTGTTAATGCTGATGGTGCGTTATAGGTGTCTGGGTATGAAATGATGACGATGCCTGAACCACCTGCACCACCATTACCTGTATTTTGAGAACCTCCACCACCACCTCCTGTATTGGTTGTTCCAGCAGTACCAGAAGAAGAACCTGCCGCACCGCCGCCACCTACACCTCCAGAACCCATTGCCGTTCCAGAACCACCACCGCCACCTGCATATGTTGTTACTGTTCCAGAAATTGCACTTGCAACACCAGCACCACCATTTGCACCTACGCCTGAAATTCCATTTAAACCTATAGTTCCTGCACCGCCACCGCCTCCAGAACCAGAACCAGTAGATGAACTTCCACCAGCATTTCCTTGCCCACTTACGCCAGAACCACCAGTTGATCCTGAACCAGCATACTGGCTAGCACCGCCACCAGAACCGCCTGATTGACCCGGCAAAGTACCCGGCCCTGAACCTGCACCAACAGCCGCTCCACCACCTGTAGCTGTAATTGAACCAAATACAGAGTTTGCGCCATTTGATGCTTGAGATGCACCACCTGCGCCCACAGTTACAGTAATTGAAGAACCAACAGTAATTCCAGATAATCCAACAAGCAAACCGCCAGCACCGCCACCGCCTGCATCATAAGTTGACCCTTGACCTTTTCCACCTGCTCCACCACCTGCTACAACAAGGTATTCAACTGCGGGGGTTGTCTGTGAGCCTGTCCAAGCCTTCTGTATCAAGCCTTGTAACTGTTGTTTAAGAGAAAAGATTCCATTAGGCATAATTTAAAACGTAATCGTTCCTGATGCGTTGAAGATATATATGCGATATGGCCCTGCAATATACGTTGTGGGTGATCCTGTTGTTGATGTGGCTTGGGATAGATAAGATGGGTATCTGATGACTACGATTCCTGAACCGCCAGTACCACCTACAGCACCATTTGTTCCATCACTTAATGATCCGCCGCCACCACCACCTGTGTTAGCAAATCCTGTTTGACCATTTGAAATGGCAAGTGATCCACCAGATGATCCACCAGAACCACCGCCTGCAACACCATATCCTGATATGTTGGTGTTGACTGTTCTTCCACCACCACCACCGCCTCCAGCATATTGAATAGGTGAACCTGTAATGCTAGAAACAACTCCAGTTCCGCCATTTCCTGCAACTAATAAAACTGAGGCAGTACCAACAGAACCTGCTCCACCACCACCACCCGTTGTATATTGTGAACCAGAACCTGCACCACCATTGTTACCTTGACCAGATGTACCTGTTCCTGCTGTTCCTGTATATCCTGCGCCACCACCTGAGCCACCTGATCCTGCTGAACCAGTACCATATCCTCCACCACCGCCGCCAATTGCAGTTATAGAACCAAAAACAGAATTTGTTCCATTTGTTCCTGTGGCCCCATTACCACCTGCACCTCCTGAGCCTAAAGTTACTGTAATGGAAGAACCTATGGTTACAGGATATCCAGTTGCAGTTAGTAATCCACCTGCGCCTCCGCCGCCTCCCCAATAACCACCACCACCCCCACCTCCAGCGACAACAAGATACTCTACCGTTGTGACAGGGTAGTTAAGCCCAGTAAATTGTTCGGAAACAATACCGCCTGTGTATCTTAAAGACATGGTTTAACCTATGGTTTCAAGGCAAGCTACAACAGAAATAGCACTAGCTGTACCGGCAATCACGCCCAAGCTCTGATTTTCAGTTACATAAATTGGAGTTGTTTTATCGTTAATTACCAAAGAAGCATTTGGTGGTACGCTGATTTGGTAAGCAATGTAGTGAGCAGTTCCTGATGCGTATGTCGCATTGTCAGAAATAGCTAAAGTCACAGTTGCCGCACTACTTGTGTAATTAGAAGCAATGATGGTTTCAATCTTATTTACATAATTGGTAGCAGGAGTTAAGCCTGTCAAAGACGTAGTTCCTGACGTACCTGTAGAGTATGTCCAAGATGTTGTGGCAGAAGTTCCGGGACTGATGTAAGCAGTAGAACCGTAAATGTACGTTAGAGCCGCTATATTAGGTACTGACATGATATTTCCTTAAAAACCAAGAGTGAAGGTGATAGCCATTGCTTTGGCTTGAGTTAGACCAGATGAAATAGTTGCCCATGTACCATCGCCTCTTAAATAAGTGGTTGATGATGGTGTTCCAGTTACCGCACCTGACAAAGCAGTTACACTAGAAATTATTGTTCCAGACGTAGGCAAAGTAACAGAAGTGTTACCAGTAGCCACAAAAGTCTGAGTAAATGCACCAGAGTGTGTGACGTTTCCTGCGATAGTAATGGTATTAGAGCCATTGTTTACTCCTGTTCCACCATAAGTACCGGTTATTAAACTGCCATTCCAAACGCCTGTAGTGATAGTTCCTACAGCCGTAAGACTTGAAGTTACAACAGTTGAATTAAGGGTTGTTCCTGTTAATGTTCCAGCCGCCGCAGTTACAGTACCTGAAGCACCTAAACTAATTGACGTTCCATTAACAGTTACAGATGAATTAGCCAACTGTGCATTGGTAATTGTTCCACTCAATGCAGTAGTAGGAATGGTGTTTGAAGCACTCATTGCTCCAGTACCGTTACCATATACATAACCAGTTAATGTGGTTGCTCCAGTACCACCCGATGCAACACCCAATGTACCGGCAAGAGTAATTGCGCCGGTTGAGCTAGTGTTAGGTGTTAGACCAGACAATGAAGTTTGGAATGATGTAACTCCACCTGTTGATGCGGCCCATGTTGGAACACCACCGGATAAAGTCAATACATAACCATTAGTACCTGCTGAAAGTTTGCTAAGTGTATTTGTAGCTGATGCGTACAAAATATCACCAGTCACATAAGATGTTTGACCTGTACCGCCATAAGTAGCGCCTACTGCGTTACCGTTCCATGTGCCATTGGTATATGATCCCGCCCAACTTAATGTATTGGTTGACCAACTAGCATTTGATGGTGCATCAAAATGATAATCCCATGTACCGGCTGAATTTCCATTGGTTAAAAGAATTAAAGTTGTAAATCCGCCGGAAGGAATGGAAATAACCAAAGTTGACGAACTGTTATTAACAGTTATTGCGCCGGAAGTTTGATTGTTATTAAAAGTGTAAGTTGCACCAATTGGCAAAGTTGTTGCATTGGGTAACTGATATGTTTGTCCACCCGATCCAGTTACTACCCAGTTGTAGTTTGAACTTGCTGTTAATGTTGTTGTTGTACCTGCCGCCGCAACATTGCTAAATGTGTTAAAAAATACATTAGCTGAAGCGTTAGCATTTGCATCACGCAAGACAACACTACTAGCGCCAGAGCTAGAAGTAACACCTGTTCCTCCGTTTGCAACCGGCAATGTGCCTGTTACACCTGTTGTCAATGGCAATCCAGTTGCATTGGTCAATGTTACCGATGAAGGCGTACCCAAAGCAGGAGTTACCAAAGTTGGACTTGTAGACAAAACTACATTGCCTGAGCCTGTGGTGCTATAACTTGTTCCCCAAGCTGATCCGGTGCTATTTGGAATACCTGCGGCAGGGTAAACCATTGGAGATGTGTTTGCAATCGTAACTGCTGTTCCACCGTTATAGCTTGTACCTGACAAGCCTGTTCCAATAGTCAAAGCGGCAAGATTAGATCCAAGTGATATTCCAGAGATTGTGCTATTTGCCAATTGAGCATTGGTAATAGTTCCGCTTAACGATGTGGTTGGAATAGTTGTGTTTGCGGTTACATTGCCTGAACCATTTGCATACATATAACCGGTCAACCCAGTTACAGCAAGATTCGTGGTTGTTAAATTGGTAAAAGACTCTGAGTTAGAGCCGGGAATTTTCTCCCAAACACCACCGCTAAAAATAGCCCAATCACCTACAGACCAATTAGCAATACCATTCAAAGATGTTGTACCGGCAACAGAAACAACATAGTAATAACCTTGTGTTCCTACGCTAGAAGTTAATGTTGGGTTGTTTGTTGATGCGTTCCAAGTGCCTTGATAAGAAGGCGCATTAGTTGATGCAGTCGAAATTGAAGTAACTTGACCTTGAGCATTGACGGTAACAACTGGAATTACAGAAGCTGAACCATAAGTGCCGGCTGATACACCTGTGCTTGAAATAGCAATAGTGACTGCTGATGCACCTGTATAGCTTGTCCCACTTAAACCAGTTCCAATTGTCAAAGCATTTGGATTTGCGGCAGTAATTGTTCCCGATCCACCTAGTGCAATATTTGTTCCATTAACTGTTAATGAACTATTTATAAGACCGGTGTTTGGCAATCCTGTTGCATTTGTTAAAGTCAATGCAGAAGGCGTTCCAAGATTAGGAGTAACTAGAGTAGGGCTTGTGGTCAATACAATACCACCTGATCCGCTTACAGAATTACTCAAAGCGGTTAATACACCTGTCCCTGTTGTTGTAGTTGTTGGAGACGATCCTGCTCCACCGCCAATCATTAAGGAATTAGCAGTCAATACACCGCTAGAAGCCCATGTGCTTGCAGAACTAAAGTAAGGAATTCCTCCTGACGTTCCGGCAACAGTTAAAGCCAATGTGCCTGAAGTTGTAATGGGAGAACCCGATACAGAAATTAAGCCACCAGTAAATGATTGAGCAACAGAAGTAACAGTACCGCCACCGCCACCGGATACTGGATTCCATACAAATGAAGAACCATTCCATTCAAGATAAGTTGATGCAGTTGTAGGAGCTGTTATAAATCCAGTTGCACCTGCTCCTGTTTGGTAATTAATTTGATTAGCTAAACCTCCGGCAACATTGGTTGCTGTTCCTACAGTTACTGAGCTTAAAGAAGTTTGACCTGTACCACCATTAGCTACCGGCAAAGCAGTTCCGCTATAACTAATTGCCAATGTGCCTGATGTGGTAATTGGAGAACCTGATATTGAAAGAAAACTTGGTACAGTTGCGGCAACAGATGTAACAGTTCCACCGCCGGAAGCAGAAATAGAAATACTACCTACTCCATTGGTAATTGAAATTCCTGATCCTGCGGTTAATGTTGACAATGCATAACCAGATCCATTACCAATTAACAGTTGACCATTTGAAGGGGTAGTGGTTATACCAGTACCACCATGATTGCTTGCAATAGTCGTTCCGTTCCATGTACCAGTTGAAACTGTACCCAAGTTAGATGTGGTTGCAGTTAATGTGGTAAATGTTCCTGCGGCGGCTGTTGTTCCACCAATTGCAGGAGGACTTGCAAGATAAGTTGTAAAGCCTGTTCCGCTAACTGTAGAAGATGCAGACAATGTAGTAAACGCACCTGTGTTGGCGGTTGTGCTTCCTATGGAAGGAGGTGAAGCTAAATATGTACTAAATCCAGTACCGCTTACAGTTGACGATGCAGACAAAGTTGTAAACGCACCGGTGCTTGCTGTTGTATTGCCAACAGGCGTATTGTTTAAACTATCAAGAGTTAATGCAACTCCAGAAATTGAACCGCCTGTAATATTTACATTATTTGCATTTTGCGTTGATATTGTTCCCAATCCAGTAATTGATGTATTGGGAATTGTTGTGCTAAATGTAGCGACACCACTACCATTTGCGTACAAATATCCTGTGTAATTACTTAATGTAAATGTTCCACTTGCAGATAATGTAGTAAATGCACCTGTACTTGCCGTTGTGTTACCAACTGGTGTGTTATTTAAACTATCTAATGTTAAAGATACGCCAGTAATTGTTCCACCAGTAATAGATACATTATTGGAATTTTGAGTTGCAATTGTTCCCAATCCGCTAACTTGTGAAGTTGTTATTGAAATTAACGTATTAGTAACCGACGTTACTTGACCTTGAGCATTAGTGGTAAATACAGGAACAGTTGAAGCAGTACCGTATGTTCCTGCTGTGCCTGTTGGTGTAATGCTAAATTGATACCCAGTTAAAGTTAATCCAGTTCCTGCGGTATATGTATTTCCTTGATGTGCATCTGCATAAGCCTTGTTAACAATGTCAGTAGGATTTACTGGAGCAGTTGTAATTTGACCGGTAGGAGCTGTGACGTTTGTAAATGATCCTGAGTACAAGCCATTTTCTAAACCATAGGTTTGAGTAAATGCGGCGGCAGTACCGGCAGTCATAAAGTTAATTACAAAGTCACCAATGTTCCATTGATTAGCAACAGTACCTTCTTGACCACGGATAACAGTTAAAACGTCACCGGTAATATTTGTACATTGAACAACTTCAGTAATTAAACTGTTAGTTGAATTGACCAAAGTCAAGTTAATGGCTTGACCTGATGCGGGAGCTGTGAAATACGATCCTGTACCTGCCGCAACCTGAATAGTTGTTTGGGTATTATTTACAGGTGCGGCTAAAGCTGTTTGAGCTTGGTTATCAAATAAAAGGATCGTCATACATACCCCAAGCGATTAAAGGATTGAATAAGTATCTGCAACAGCTCCGGTAAACTTTACCGTTGTCACAGGGAAGTTCAAAACATAATAGATTTGACCTGTTTCTGATCCTGTGGGTGTGACTGCGGCGTAATAAGTTGTACCACCATCCAAAGACAATTGAATTGCTCGCCCTCCTGCCGCAGAATTCAAAACAAGGGTTGCAGGGTAAACAAGATTAGGCAAGCTAACCACGGATGTGGTTGCGGCTAATGTGCCGGTAATTGGTGAACCATAATTGTATGACATGATGTTTCCTTTTTAAAAACCAATAGCAGTCCAGTAAACACCATGAATTGTTGATGTTGTACCCGCTGTGTCTTGTATTTGGATTTGTGATGAAGAATATGGACCAATACCCAAAGCACCACCTGTGGGTACACCGCCTGATGCATAAGTCGCACTACCCGATAAAAATCCATTGGGCCATGCAATTGGAAGGGTTACAACTGTTTCATTACCACCGCCGGTAACATTAGTTTCACCCCATTGAAAAATTAAACCATTGGAAAATTTTGTATATCCATTACCTGTAATGCTTGATGGTGTTGAAGGATTGTTAAATAGCCAAACATTGAATGCTGAAACGTAAGTCAAATTAACAGGATAATTGGCAACAGGTATTTCGCCACCAGTCAATGCAACATTATTACCTTTGACAATATTAACTGCTGTTAATGTAGTTGTTCCCAAAGTCATTGTAAGAGTACAAGCACCGGTATTTGCATATCCTGAGTTAACAATAATAGTCATTCCATTTGGAACGCTTGTTAAATTTGAAGGTATGGTAACGGCAAGTGCATTGGCTGTCCCAGTTGCATTTCCAACTGTATACGATCCACCTTGAAGCTGTTCGGACTGAACCAAATCAGTCATAACACCGGCAGTATCAAAATGACCTACAATATCATTTAGCACAAAGGCTTGAGCTGTTGTGCCTTCTTGACCTCTTACAACAGTAAGGGTATCTCCTGATCTAGCGGTGCAATTGCAAATTTCAAAAACTGATGACGATGAAGCACTAACCAAAGTGATCTTAAATGCTTGACCTGTAGTTGGATTTGGAAATAAAGCTCCTGTTCCGGAAACCACAGTTATTGTCGTTTGCGTACTTGTAATGCCGGAAGCCAATGTACTTTTTGCATTATTAGAGAAGATTTGTGCTGAATATGGAATCGTCATAAAAATCCTTAATAACTGACTGTGTAAGTATACTGGAACGGTAAGAATAAAACACCACATTGAATCGCAGATTTCAAAATTGGTGAAATTTGTATATTAGGAATTGTGATTGTTATTGCCGATCCAGACGTATAAGTTACGCTCACATTGTAGGTTTGGTCAATTTTTGGACTAACTCCATTGGCTCCATATAAGAACCGATAAACCCTGCGTTTCAACCAAGCAGTTGTATATTCAAAACCATCACCTTTGTAAAAATTCCAAGTGATAATTCTTTTGTAATAGTCATCCGTTACAACATAATTTGTTGAAGAAGTTGTACTTGCTGTTTGTGAATATTCAGAAGTATTATAGGGAGTGGTATTGTAAACAAACAAATTGTTTGTCGGTGTTCCAGCTCCTAAACTTGGCCTTTCAATGCCGTACAAACTTGCTCCCACCCAATCCAATAATGGTGCGCTTAGTTGAGTATAGTTGGGTAAATTAAGGGTATTGAGTGAATCTAAGTATGATTGAGCAGTAGTATTATAGGCAGTAAAAAAAGCCTGAATGTCCGATGTGGTTTCAACTAAATAAGGTTCACCTGCAATAGCTTGACCGGCAACGCCATATCCTGCAACACCAGACTGAGCAGGATTCTGCGATGTAGTCTGTGAAGTGCTTGAGTATTGTTGGTATAAATACGCAGGTAATATGGTTTCAATCATTTTTAACCCTGTGTAATAGTGATGTTTGCGCTAGTCGCTGAAATTGTGAAATAGCTTTCAGGGTCACCAGAAATCAAACCTGTTCCCGATGCAGGAGGTACGACTGTTCCATTAATGGATACAGTAAAAACCATTCTTGATAAGGTTTGAGGAGGAACAATACTTGCAATCGCGGTTTGAAAAACAGTTTGTAATTCAAATAAATTAATTGGCTGACCCACATAAATGCTATTGATATAAGCGGCTAAAGCGGGAATTCCAAGTTGGGCAACGGCAGTTGGGGAAACGTAATTTAATGAATTAGTATTCCAAGTCAAAGCTATAGTAACGGCTTGTGCAGGAGGATTAACGTAAGTAATGGTATAGGAATCAGGGTAATCATAAATGGTAACCGTTTCATTCCTAGCTGTTGTGCTTGATCCAACTAATATAGAAATGTCAGGGATAGAATTAAAGATAGCACCGGCTACTTGGTAGGGATCACCACCACCACAAATGACTTCCCATTGATTTGTGGAAACTTCTCTTACGGCAACTAATCTTGGCTGAACACCACTAACATTACCAAGTTGAGTTTTAATCAAAGTTGGCATACCTGTTGCCGTAGCCAAACCTGCTTGAATAACTTGAGCTTGATAAGACTGAAGGCTTTGAGCTGTAGCACCGGCAAGACCGGCATTAGGGTTTGTCACAGTTAAGGTAAACCCTGTAGCAACAGATGTTACCAATTGAGTGACAGTATTGGCAGGAACGGCCCAAGAACCGGCTGTGGTTGCCAAACAATAGAGACTTGCACTTTGACCAGACGATCCAATGATGCCGCCATCTTGTACTGTGTATTGATGCGTTCCGTCAGAAACTGTAAATCCTACTGGAATTACATAACCTGCCAAACCACTAAAAACAACATAAACAGAAGTATTAGAACCAACACCTTGCTGAACTCCATAAACCGCCCCCAGTTGATACAAAATAAAAGCGTTAGCAGTATATGGGCTAATGCTATTGACCAAATCAACAAATGTTTGATCTTGAATGACTACAGCTCCTGCGGCTGTTGAAGCCAAATCTTCAATCAAAGAGCCAGGTAAATTAGCAGTAAGTCCGGGAGATAAAGCTGTTGCCGCCGCTATTTCTTGATTCAATAGGGCAGTTGGGCTTGTAGGGATTGCTCCTGCGGTAGTTAAGGTAGGCATTGGATAACTCCGTTATGTTGCAACTGTTGTTTGAATTGTAGTGCCATTTTGCAAAACTGCACTAATTGCGTATGTGGGCTGAGGGGTTGTGCTCTGACTTGTAATGGCCAAACTAGCAAAATATGGAGCATATTGATTTTGCGTATTGTTAACCGCTAAGTTAGGAGCAATTTGATTGATTACAGATTGTTGAGCAGGTATGCCGTAGTTACCGTAAAAAGGGCTTTCACCTAAATTCAATCTCAAAGTTTGAGCCACGGTAGCCAAGTAAATATAGCTTGTGTCTGTAATAGTTGTCCATTTTCCTGTTTTGGGATCTATTCCATAACTTCTCATACAACACCCCCAGAATTAGCGCTACCCACTTGAACATTTTTGTGCTCGTGAGCCAAAAAGTTTCTGCCGTTAATAGTTACGTTTGTTCCATTAATGGTTACATTGCCACCAGTTAATGTAATACTTGCCGAACCTTGAGCCAAAGATATTTCGGTAGGAGTGATTGTAACAACAGCGCCACTTGCGGTGTCTCTTAAAACAACTCCATTTGGTCCATAAATTGTGACTGCGTTAGCATCAACAGAAGACCAATTTTTATTGCCAATAGGTACAAATACCAATCCGCCAAGATTGCTTGGTTCTTCAAGGGGAGCTAGACCAGACCCCAAGCCGGAAACGCCACCAAGTACGGTATCTGCTGAAATGCAAAATCCCTTGTCTCCAACTTGAATAGGAAGTCGAATATATTCACTTCCGATAACTGGACAAGTGACTTGTGGAATTGTAAGAACACCACCAGTATCAACATCAAAAGCAACAGTTACTATAGCTCCAGAGACGGCAACAATGTGACATGGATATTTTTGTCCTTGTCTTTGTTGATTATCCGCAATCTTGCCTTCAGCAAAATTGTTAATGGATATTGCAAATGGTAGTTTTTGTGAAATCATGGCATCACCGGTATTGTGCAGTCAACAATAGTACACCAACTGTTTGCATCTGCTTGACGGCTATTTCCAACATGACGAATATTTAAAATTTGAAACACACCTTGAAAAGCAATATTGTTTCTGTTTTGACCAAAAGTTGCGGGACTATTGGTTATTGGAGATCCTTTTGGAAAAACAATTTTATCCATGATATTTAAATCACCACGCATAACTAATTTGGCTTGAATAGTGCTTACGTCAATCCAAGTCAAATTACCAATAATATCTGTAAATTTTACGTTGACAATATTTGTTTCCGCTGTTCCGTCAGTTATAAGAAAACCTTGATTTGTTGATGCAATAGAAGCTCCCAAATAACCAATAGTTTTAATAATTTGTTTGCTTTTTTTATTTATGTATTTTGAAAATGATGTAATATTGTCATACTGCCACGATTGATCTTGGTTATAAATTAAATTAGAACTAAGAGATCCATAAATAGGCACGTTGGGATAAGCTATACCTAAAGATTGCCTAATTGCATTTTCTAATGTTGTACCTGCTTTCCAAGTAAAGCCAAAATTAACTTCATCAATAGGCGATACATAAGTTAATCCAACAATTACAAAATTTAAATTAACTTCTGTTCCTTGCCAGTTTCCAAAACATTGCAATATTGTTCCGTCTATAATTTCACCGGCTTGTTTGGGGTCAGCAAAAGGCAATCCTTTTGACATACCAACTGATATTTGTATGCGAGCATTGTTGTAATTTGCTGATTGATTCAAATCTTCAAAAGAAACACCATGAACTGTTAACAAACCATTTTGAGACGGTTGATGATATAAATTTTGAAATATGTCTAAGTCAACCCTAAGAGCCGATCCATTGTCTATTCTGTTTTGATAATTTTGACTGTTGTTAGCTAAAGACGAAAACGTAACAGGCACAAATTGAATTGTGCTTTGACTTGATGGGCTAATGGTTATGCTGTAATAACGCATTATGGAGTAATGATAAAACTCTTATTACTCACTCGATAAACCATTGTTGAAGTTGTAAAATATCCAAACAATAAATTAATATCTGAGTCATCAGGTGAGCCAATAATAGGACGAGTAACAATCAAATTGCCAAAAGTATCATAGATAGAAAAGAAATATCTTGATCCTGCGGCATTCCATGTGCAAATACAAACATAAGTAACCCCATCTAAAACAGGATTAAATTGAAAATTTGCTAACGGTGATGGGTTAAAAAGAATGGTAGTCATTATTCATACCATCCTAATTTGTAATTTGGTGCGGTACTGTTCCAACTTAATGCTGTTGGTGTGGGTAATCCATTTTGGAATTTATTCATTAAATTGCCCAAAACTTGTTGTGCGCCCTGTTGCGTTATCAATGGTTGCGTAAAATCCCATTGATATAAAAATTGCACTTGTTTATCACTTGATGTGCTTACGTCACGAATACTAGTCAACAAGCAATTTGTGTAAGTATATGCAGGTGTTAAAACTGTAAATGTACCGCCTGTCAAAATGTGTGTATCCAATTGACTTTTTAGTGCAGTAAAAATTGAATTTTTGATTGTGTACCCACCATTGTTTTGAGCCGGTGCTATCATCACCAAGCTAATTTTCAAAGGCATTTGTATCACAGCATTAGCCGCCATTGTTAGGCTTGCAAAAGGATATTCAGCGATTTGCCAATCCTCAAGACTACCGCCTGACATAACTCTATACTCGGCAAAATATTGTCCGGTACTGCTGAATGAATTGCTCAATTGTTCTGTTAAATTAACAATAGGCAAAATATTGTTTGGATAATTTGCGGCTATCCCATTATTTAAAATAATAGGTGAAACCTCATAATTGTATGAAAAATTAGCTTGTGCAGAATTTAACATTATGAACCTTTATTGGCATTTGGTAGACTTGCCGCAGATGCAACAGCATTTCCACCTGTGTTATTGGTAATCATAACTTTAATTTCATTGGCTGAATATTTAGATTTCCCGCTTTCGACTTTAGAAATTACCGCCAACAATGAAGACAAAACATTTGGATCTTGTAAATTTAAATGTTCAGTTGCCTTACGTCCAGTTTGTTGCTCAACAGCTTTAATATAGGCTTTTGTGTCGTTTTCATTTTTAGGCGCATAAAGACTAATGATGTCTTGAATGGTGTCTAATTTTTTGTATCCTGCTGCTTTTGATTTTCCAGTTGCGTACAGAGTTAACTGTTCTGCCAAGGCTTTAAAACCTTCTCTGTCAGATGCAAATTTTGCAAAACCACCTTCACCTTGGGTTGCTCCTGCTTGTCCAACATAGCGCAAATTTCCGGGGTTAAAATTTCTTTCAGCTAAAGATTCACCACCAAAAAACTGTCTTACAGCTCCCTTGGTGCGTTCCCATTTTTGAGTACCTTCTTTTTCTTCCTTGGTTTGTGTTAACCCAAAGAATCCGGTAATGTTTTCAATAATGGTAGCCATGCCTTTTAAAGCATCTAGAAAATATGTAATATCCTCTTTTAATTCATCAACTTTTAAATTAGTTAAAAAATCTTTAACCATTTCACCAACAGCTTCAGAGAATTCAATTAATTTAGGAATTAATGGTTCTAAAGTTTTTATTAGCGATGTTTCCAATACTTGACCAACTTTTTTCAATTGAACTAGAAAATCTTGCCATTCACGATTAACGGCATCAGTTGTTTCTAGTTCTTTTGCATCTTGTTGATTTTTGGCAATGGCTTGATTTAATTCATCTTCTTTTAGTTCAGATAAACGCCTTAAATCTTGAATGTTAAATATTTCCGTTAATCCTGTTGCTTTTGCATAATTTTCAGTCTGCCCTCCAGCTCTAAATTGCTTAACAGCATTGCGAATAATATTAGGCAATAAATCAACAGGATTTTGTCCGGCACTACCGCCAAGTCTGCCAATCAATGATTGACGAGCCAAGTCACTTTTGACATCAGCAATATTTGACAATACTTGTGTTGGATCAAAATAACGACCAAAGTTTGTTTCTGTAGCTCTTAGTTGACCAGTAGAAACGCCCAAACCCTGCGCTTGCCTTCTGTAATCACTAGCACTACCTGCAACTCCTGCCAAGCCAAAACCGCCACCAATAGCGCCCAATGTAGCCCATTTAGCGATGGATACTGCGCCACTAGCAAGATTGCGAGCAATGTTGGCTGTTGTATAACTTAATTCTTTAAAAACAACTAAATTGTCTTTTGATATTTTTTCAAAGTTTTTTAGTTGAGTGACTAGATCTTTAACGCCCTTGATTTGAGCGTCTACCTGTTTGGTCATTTTTTGTGACCAAGGCAAAGGGTCTATTTTCTTTAAACCTTCAACGGACGATCTAAATTTAGCAAAGTCTTTTGCAAACGCTTGAAACTTTTCATCTAATACATCTATTTCAATAACTGATTTGGTTGCCATTATTTACTCTTAGAAGATTGATTTTTTTTCAATTGCTTGGATTAAATGCCTTTGACGATAATGTTGT